TACTTGAACTAGCTGCTATTGTAAGTACAGTCAATGCTGCTACTTCTGCACTGAACCGTGTAGCTGGTGCTACATCCGACATACAGCAGATTAGTTCATTCCTAGGTTCTTTAGGTGAAGCACAGCATGATCTACAGAAAATCAAGAACACTCAATCACTGTCCGCTGCTGACGCTATACAACATCAGCTAACTCAGAAGCAGATTTCAGACACTCTTTCTGAAGTCAAAGACATCTTTATGGTTTCTGGTAATTCTGATCTCTGGAATAACGCTATGCAAGCTATGGCTGAAGCTAGGCTTGCTAGACAGTCTGAGATTAAAAGACTTACAGCGGAAAAGAAAGCTAAGAATAAGCAACTCAAAGAAGTACTTATAATTGTATTTGTTGCTTTACTCCTAGTCCCAGCCGCTGTGTTTGCTTTACTATATTCACTTGTAAAATAATTAAAATAACTCTTGACTTTTACTGAAAAGTATGATATAATATATAGGTACTTTAGCAGTACATACAGTATTCTTTAACTTAAAGGTAAAATACAATGAATAAAGAGTTAGAAACATATTTTGATAATTACTTTGCGTTGTTTAGATCAGAAGGCTGGAAACAGTTAATCTCAGATTTACAAGGTAATGTTGAAAATATCAACTCAGTAGAGTTAACTGAAGATGCTAATAACCTGTACTTCCGTAAAGGTCAATTAGCTATTCTTGGAACTCTCTTTAATCTTGATACGCAGATTTCAAACTCTCATCAACAAGCACTAGAGTCTAAAGAAGACGAGAGTGTAGAACAAGATGAGGTTATTTGATTTCAGATGTCCTGATGGACATAAGTTTGAAGATTTAGTAAAGTCAGATGTCACAACTTCTAGGTGCAGTTGTGGCTTAGACGCAAATAGAATTGTGTCTCCTGTAAGGTCTAGGTTAGAAGGTATCAGTGGAGATTTCCCTGATGCACATGACAAGTGGGCTAAACGTAGGAAGGCACAAATCGCATATGAGCGGAAACAAGGTATTTAACCCTTCCGTTATAATAAAGTTCTCCATAATACTAAGGTACGGAGTTAATAATGGCTAAGATTATAGATCCTGAGCGTCAGGAACAAGAGCAACAAGCAGCGGAAGAAGGACTCAATGAATACGAGTTTGATTCTACTGATCAAGAAGCACAGGCAACTCCTGAACAGGAACCTGGACTTCCAGACAAGTATCAAAATAAATCTGTATCAGAACTAGCACAGATGCACCAAGAAGCTGAGAAGCTATTGGGCCGACAAAGTTCTGAAGTAGGTGAATTGAGAAAAGTTGTAGACTCTTATATTCAGACACAACTCACACCAGAACAAACAGCACCCACACAAGACGAGGAAATAGACTTCTTTACAGACCCTAATGAGGCTGTAAATAGAGCAATTCAGAACCATCCTAAGATAAAGGAAGCTGAAGCAGTCACAAACCAGTATCGCCAGAGCAATGCAATGGCACAACTGAAGGGTAAGCATCCAGAGATGGAAGCTATTCTACAGGATACAAAGTTTGCTGAGTGGATTCAAGCATCCCCAACTAGGACCAGATTGTTTGTGGAAGCAGATCAACAGTACAACACCGATGCCGCAGATGAACTTTTCAGTAATTGGAAAGAGCGACAGAACATAGTACAACAGACTGCTGAAGTAGAGCAACAAGCTCGTAAACAAACTGCAAAAGCTGCTAGTACAGGTAATCCCCGTGGTAGTGGTGAACCAGCTTCAAAGAAGATCTATAGACGCGCAGACATTATTAACCTTATGCAAAAAGACCCTGATCGCTACGCACAGCTTGCACCAGAAATATTGCAAGCATACGCAGAGAAACGGGTACGCTAATTATATATCTTAGGAGATATTTATTATGACTGATTCCACATATCCCGCAACCGGCGGGTTTGTAAACAACACAAGTGCAGCTACTTTCATCCCAGAAATCTGGAGTGACGAGATCATTGCTGCATACAAGAAGAACCTTGTACTAGCAAACCTAGTCAAAAAGATGTCTATGTCAGGCAAGAAAGGCGACACTATCCATGTGCCTAAGCCTAACCGTGGCGCTGCACACGCTAAAGTAACTAAGACTGCTGTAACAGTGCAGGCAGATACTGAAGGTGAAGTACAGATTGCTATTGATAAGCATTTTGAATACTCACGTTTGATTGAAGATATTACAGATGTACAGGCTCTTAGCTCACTACGTCAGTTCTACACAGAGGACGCTGGTTACGCTCTAGCTACTAAGGTAGACACAGATCTACACAGCTTGGCTACTGGTCTAGGTTCTGCTGGTACTTCTAGTACTACTTACCTAAACAATGGCGGTACTTTCTTCATTAACGACGGTGCTTCTACATTAACTACTTATGTAGCTGATACTGTAGTTGCTGCTGACATCTTTACTGACGGTGGCTTTAGAGCACTGATTCAGAAGCTAGACGATGAAGACGTACCTATGGACGGACGTAGCTTTATTGTACCTCCTTCAGTTCGTAACACAATCATGGGTATTGATCGTTACGTTAGTTCTGACTTTGTTAACAATGGCAAAGTAACTGGTGGTCAGATTGGTGAGCTATATGGTATTGACATCTATGTCAGCACTAACTGCCCTGTAGTTGAAACTGCTGGTAATAACAGTGCTTCTTCTATAGATAGCTTAGGTGCTCTATTGTTACACCGTGATGCTTTGACTTTTGCAGAGCAAGTAGGTGTACGTTCACAGACTCAGTACAAGCAAGAATTCCTTGCTAACTTGTTTACTTCAGATACCTTGTACGGTACTGCTGTACTACGTCCTGAAGCTGGTCTTACCTTGGTTGTTCCTAAGTAACAATCATTTAGCTGGGGGCTGCTTAGGTGGCCCCTTAGCTTTATCTTTAAGGAGTGTGCGATGTTACAAGCTCTAATTGGTCCTGTAGCTAATCTAGCTGGTACTTTCCTTAAAAATAAAGCTGCTGAAAAGCAAGCTGTACATGAATCCAAGTTACGCCGTATTACAAATGACGGTGATTGGGAAACTCAACAAGCTGCTGCCTCACAAACCTCATGGAAAGATGAATGGTTTGCTGTAGTTTTAAGTCTTCCATTGATAGGTGCTTTCATACCTTCTATGGTTCCCTACGTTGAACAAGGATTTACTGTATTGTCTATTATGCCTGATTACTACAAAGCCTTCCTAGGTGGCGCTATAGCTGCAAGTTTTGGTATTAAAACCTTGTCTACTTGGGGTAAATAATGAGCGTACCATCATGGGCTGACTATCGTAAATCTTTAGAAGAAGGTGCTGATTACGCAAGTATAAATGATGTAGATTCTATAGATGATTACTATGATAACTTGTTTAATGAATCATTTACTAGTACACCTTTCTTTAATACTGAGTTTGATGTTGGAGGAGAAGGAGGAGCCTACTCAGGTGGCACAGTAGCTGGCTCTGGCAGACCTTCTCTTTCTTACTCAGACTACTCTTCTATTACAGCTAACACACCTGCTTACTTAAAATCTTTTGGTACTAGCTCTGCTACTGTAGATAAAACTCAGCAAGCTTACTCCGCTGTACAGAACTTAACCTCTACTAAAGATTTATCAGCAGCTTTAAGTTCTTACTATGGTTATGACATTTCAGCCAGTAATCAAGATTTTAGTTCTTCTGATTTTGGAGGTAGCTTAGGCCAACATACTAGCTCTTCAAATGCTGAATTACAGCAGTTTCATTCTCTTATAGAACCTATCCTTAAAGACCAAGTAACTTATTTACAAGCTACTAAAAATCTAAGCTATCAAGATGCTTTAATGACTGCTTATCAAAGTGACCCTATGTTACAGGCGCTTTATCATAAGTATGATGTTAAGCCTATCAGACAGACTTCCGATGGTTCTTCTTATCTTTATGATCCTTTTAGCTTTGGTGAAATAAGAACTTTTGAGTCTAAAGATCCAGGGTTTATGGATATAGCTTCTAATGTAATGGTATCTGCTATTGTTGGAAGTTTTTTAGGAGTACCAGCAAAGTCTTTAATAGGACAAACTGCTCTAGCAGGAACTTCTGCGGGGGCTACAGCAGCAACTATGGGAGCTAGTGCCGCTACAGCACAGATACTAGGAGGAGATCCTCTTTCAGCGGCTTTGTTTGCCGGTATACCTATTGGTGATATACCTATACCGGGAACAGGAACAAATCTTGAAGGAGCTATAGCTAACTTAGTAAATGATGCAACTTATGGTGCTGACATCCTACTAGCTGGAGAAAATTTTAATATAAGTTTTGGTCAAACTCCTCTATCAATGGCTGTGCTGCAAGGACTATCAGGTTCAATCTCTAGCGGAGTAGGAGGCTCAACTACAGGTGCAACACCAGATTTTAACCCTTATATCAATAATATTGCTGCTTCTGTTGCTGGCACTACTGTAGAAAAAGAAGAAGAAAGATACAATATTGATTTAGCGGCTTTTATAGCTTCTGCTGCTGCTAAAGATGCTGCTAAAGATGCTAATGTAGAAATAGATGCACTTAAAGATAAGCTTAAAGGCTTAAACCCTTCTAGCAGACGAGCAAGAGCAATTAGAGCAGCGATACGCAAGAAAACTGAAGCAGCAATGGAAGCGGCAAATAAAGCAAGAATAGAAGAGGTAGCTGCTAAGGTTGCTGCTGATGCTAGGGCTGCTAAAGACAAGGCAGATAAGGCAGCTAAAGACGCTGCTGACGCTGAAGCTAAAGGGGCTGCTGATGCTAAAGCTAAAGCTGATAAAGCCGCTGCTGATAAAGTTGCTGCGGACTTAGCTCAAGAAAAAGCTGATGCTGCAAAAGCTGAAGCTAAAAGAGTAGCAGAGGAAGCTGAAGCTAAAAGATTAGCAGACATTGAGGAAGCTAGACTTGCTGAGATAGCTAGAATGGCTGAGATTAAAAAGACAGGCGATACAGAGGTTAAAAGATTAAATGATATTTTAGCTGCTGAATTAGCCGCACAAGAAGACTTTTTTGATATTGAAATAGATAGTACAGTAGATAATCCTCCACCTGAAATAGATGATCCTAAGATAGACCAAAGGTTTGTACCTCCTGAAGAAGATGCTTCAGGTGGCGGTGGTGGCGGTGGGTCTTCTGAAGGCGGTGGAGGCTCAGGCGCAGGAGAGGGTGCTGATGAAGGAGATACTGGTCTTGGAGATATTATTGCTGCTCAATTACAAGAAGCAATAGATGCAGAAGAAGACCCTGAACTTAAAAAAGATTTACAGCTTGAGTTATCAAAGTGGTTAAGCTCTGGTCCTAAAGAATTCAGTACTTTTCCTAATGCTCCAAAACCAGATGACTATGTAGCAGATAACAAAGATGAAGTAGGGGTAGTGAACTGGGTAGCTGCTTTAAGTAATTACTTTAGATCTACTAAAGAATCCGGTATTCCTACAACCGCTCTAAGTCCTTCAGAGAGCACTGGAGGCTCCGGTATGATGAGTACTATAAACACTGGAGGAGGAGGAGCAACAGCCTCTACTGACTCATCAGGGTCAGGAGCTTCCGGTGTAAGTGCTGGAGGTGGAACTGCTGGTACTGGAACAGGTAGTGGAGGTGCTGCTGGTGGCGCAGGTACAGGAACAGCCGGAGGTGCTACTGGTGAAGGAACAGGAGAAGGCACAGGAGAAGGCGCAGGTACAGGAACTGGATCTGGTGGCGGTACTGGCACAGGTACTGGCACTGGTACTGGTGACGGCTCTGGCAGCGGTGCAGGGGCAGGCGCTGGGACAGGCACTGGTATGTTTGGAGGTGCAGGCTCAGGAGGAGCAGGACAGTCATCAGTAACTGACTTAGTGTTTAGTGACTACGTTAAACGATATGAAGCACCAGAGTTACTAAAGCGTGTGTTGCCGTTACAAGGTTATCAAGCACCACAAGGTTTATTTAGAGGAATAATTTAATGGCTACAACGTACCTAAGTTTAATGAACAGTGTACTTAGAAGGCTTAGAGAAGAAGAAGTAGCTGATGTTACTGAAACAGCTTACTCTAAGATGGTAGGGGACTACATTAACGATGCTAAGAGTTTAGTACAGGACTCACATGATTGGTCTACCTTACGCAAAACTGTAATTGTACCTACAGTAGAAAATACTACAGAATATAGCTTGACAGGAGCAGGAGAACGTGTTAAACTATATAGTGCTATAAACGATACTTCAAACTTCTTTATGCATTATGAGACACCTAACTGGTTTAGCAATGCTTACTACATATCAGGGGAAGTTACAGGCACTCCTGACTCCTATACGTTTAGTGGTATAGACAGTAATGCTGATACTAAAGTAAGAGTATACCCTAAGCCATCAGGTGTGTTCTCATTACGTTTTGATGTATGTTCAAGAGAGCCTGATTTAACTGTTGATTCTTCTAGTACTGTACTACCAGCAATGCCTATCATACACAATGCTGTAGCTTTACTTGCTAGAGAACGTGGTGAAACAGGTGGTACTACTACACAAGATTATTTTATCATTGCAGATAAACATCTTAGTGATGCTATTGCACAGGACGCATATAAGAATCCTGAAGAATTTATTTACACGGTGCAATAATGGCACAGCAAAGAGAAAACATATACATTGGTGCTCCTGGCTTTAGAGGCATCAATACTCAAGATGCTCCTGTAGGTCAGGATGCTTCTTATGCTTCTATAGCAGAGAATGCCGTTATTGACAGCTTTGGGCGCATAGGTGCTAGGAAAGGTATTAATCTTTTAACTAGTAGTGCTACTCCTTTAGGGTCTAGTGTTGGCGTAGAAAACCTATTTCAGTATGTAGATTACAGTGGCACAACTGTAGTGTTCTCTACTGGCAACAATAAGATATTTACAGGCACTTCTAGCCTTACAGACATAACTCCAAGTGGATACACAGTATCAGCTAACAATTGGAAGATTATAAACTTTGCTAACCATGCGTACTTTTGGCAGTCAGCGCATGAGCCTTTAATATACACAGACGAGTCTGGCTCCGGTGTACTAGCAGCTATGAGTGACCATAGCCATTCTACAGGTACACCACCAGAGGCTAATGAAGCTCTAGCAGCTTTTGGTAGGATATGGGCCGCTGACATTGTAAACAATAAACACACTGTCTACTGGTCTGATAGTCTTAATGGTCATGCATGGACAGGAGGCAGCACAGGTAGCTTAGACGTTACATCTGTATGGCCTACAGGACATGATGAGATTACTGCACTAGCAGAGTTTAATGACCTTCTAGTTATCTTTGGTAAGCGTAGCATCCTGCTGTACTCTGGTGCTTCCTCACCGGCTTCTATGACGCTACAGGACACTATTACAAACATAGGCTGTGTAGCTAGAGACAGCGTACAGTCTACAGGTTCAGACTTGTTTTTCTTATCTAGCTCTGGTGTCCGTAGTTTAGGTAGAGTTATACAAGAGAAATCTAACCCTATTGGGGATGTCTCTAGGAGCATCAGAGATGAACTTGTTTATAACACTACTCTTGAAACAGGTAACATTAAATCTGTATACAGCGTAGAGAATGCTTTTTATCTTTTAATATTTCCTGTAACCGCTAAACTTGTTTACTGCTTTGATGTAAGAAGTAAGCTAGAGGACGGTAGTAGCAGGGTTACTACATGGCCTACTACGGGTATTTTAACGGCTGCTAGAGATGACGTTGGAGGAGAACTATACTTTGGCGGTGTATCCGGTGTATCTAGGTACTTTGGCTATTTAGACGGCACTAGCTCTTACATAATGAAGTACTACACACAGCCTCTAGCCTTTGGTGATCCTTCCAGAGTAAAGATGTTGAAAGAGATTAACTTAACTCTTATAGGCGGGTCAGGAAGTCAGCTAGTAGCTAACTGGGCTTATGACTATACAGAAGGTTATAGTAAGCAAGCGTTTACTGTAGCCACTAGTTTAATAGCTGAGTATGGAGTAGCGCAGTATAACGTAGCGGCTTCAGAGTACAGTGCAACTATTGTTATTGACGTTGCAAAGTTAAAAGCTAGAGGATCAGGTAAGGTAGCCACTATTGGTATAGACGCTACAATAGACGGCAGAGCATTGTCCATACAAGAACTAAATACAGAAGCTATTATAGGTAGACTAATTTAATGAGTAATTACACAAAAACAACTAACTTTGCAGCTAAAGATTCATTACCTTCAGGCAATGCTGGAAAGATTGTAAAGGGTACTGAGATAGATGCAGAGTTTAACAACATTGCAACTGCATCCGCAACTAAAGCAAACATTAACGATGCAACATTAACAGGTACTACTGTTTTTGGTTCCTTGAATGACGGTACAATTACTATCACAGGGTGGGTAGATGAAGACAACATGTCCTCTAATAGTGCTGTACTTATCCCTACGCAGCAGTCTGTTAAAGCCTATGTAGACTCTAATGTAACTGCACAGGACTTAGATGTAACTGATGGCTCTGCTAGTATTGACATTGACCTAGACTCTGAGTCTTTAGGTATCTTAGGTGGCACAGGTGTTACCTCTACTGCCTCCGGTACTGGAGTTACTCTAGCCATTGACAGCACTGTAGCTACACTGACAGGCTCACAGACTCTTACGAACAAGACGCTTACTACTCCTACTATCCTTACATCATTTACTATAGGATCTGCTACAATTACTGAAGCAGAACTAGAGATACTAGATGGTGCTACAGTAACCACAACAGAGTTAAATGTACTTGATGGTATTACTAGCACTACAGCAGAGCTAAACATTCTGGATGGTGTCACAAGTACTGCTGCTGAGTTAAATATCTTAGATGGTGTTACTTCTACTACAGCAGAACTGAATAAGTTAGATGGTTTTACAGGTACTGTTGCTGATCTTAACTATGCAAAAGACTTAAATGCTACAGGAGTAACTGCTTCAGAGTTTGATATTTTAGACGGACTTACAGCTACTACTGCTGAACTTAACATTCTTGATGGAGTTACTAGCACCGCCGCAGAACTTAATATACTAGATGGCGTTACGTCAACAACAGCGGAACTAAACATTCTTGATGGAGTCACCAGTACTGCTGCTGAGTTAAATATCTTAGATGGTGTCACGAGCACAACTGCGGAACTAAATATCCTAGACGGTGTAACCTCTACTGCAACTGAGTTAAATCTTTTAGATGGAGTCACCTCTACTACAGCAGAACTTAATTACACAGACGGTGTAACTTCAGCTATACAGACTCAGTTAGACAGTAAGATTAGTGGTGCAGATGCAGCCCTTACAGGCAACGCCACTATCACTACATCCGATAATACTACTCAATTAGCACTGATCTCTACGGACGCTGATGCTAACGCAGGGCCAATATTAGATCTGTTTAGAAACTCTGTATCAGCAGCAGACAATGACTTA